TCGTGCTTGCTCCAGCTCAAAGATCGCGGAGGTGCAGAACTACATCGACCCGGCCACCAATGGCTACACGGCCACGGTGGACGGCTACACCTATACCGTCGGCGACGGTCTGGGAGAAGGCGTCGCCAACCTTGGCGCACACTTCACCGCTGTTTCTGCCCACGAAATCAAGATCGACATCGCCTTTGAAGCCGATCTTGCAAGCGGATTCACCCCGCAAGAAGTCCAGGAGCAGGCGAAAGAAGCGATTGACGCCTACCTCAAAGATACTGTGCTGACCACAGCGGCCGCCGAGGATGTCGTTATCCGCGCTGCCCGCATCGGCGCGATCATCATCGGGCTGGACTGCGTGCTCGACTACAAAAAACTGACGCTGAACGGCGGCACCGAGAACATCAAGCCCGGAGCTGACTTTATCCCCGTAGCAGGGGAGGTGACGGTCACAACATGAAGAGATTCTACAATCGGCAGTTTGCCAGCAACTATGACGAGCTGATCTCCTACTACCCGCGCTATTACCGTGATGTGCGGGAAATGGTCGCTATCCTCAAAGCGAACGGAAGACTGCTTGATGGCGCTCAAGATGCTATTGAAGGTATCTACACGAGCGGCTTTATCGACTCAATGGACGAGGCGGCTATTGTTGAGCTTGAACGCTTTCTCCATATCAGAACACGAAGCCAACGCACATTGGAAGAACGGCGCAGGCTTATTAAATCCTATATCATTGGATTTGGAAAAGTTTCTGCAACGCTTCTCTCAGAAATGCTTCAAGCCTATACGGGATCTCCGTCTGATATAAAGCTCGAACCGTTTGACGATCGGTTCAACAACAAACTTTACATCTCCACTTCACCCAAAAACGAATTCTCTTTTTTGGTAAGCGACGTTCTCGACATCCTGTCAAAAAAGGTTCCGGCGCATATTCCGTTTTCTATCGCGTTTACCTATCAGCCCGAAGCGCCGCCTGCATATATCGCCGTAGCTCAGTACAGCGCGGCTATTTCCTGCATTATCCGGCTGCCGGGTGTGATTCAGCCGCGAACCGTTGGAGCTACGGCATACACCACCGGAGCTGCTGCATCGGCAAGGATGATGGCGGAAGTTAAGCTCCCCGGAATCATTGCCCCGAAATCCGTTTCCGCGCAAGCCTATGCCGCAGGAAGGCTTGCACACACACATGAAACCGTAACTATTACGATTGGAGGACAGACAACGTGAGTTGGGAAAAATCCAGTTACACGAAAGCCGGTGCCGCCCTGCTGTCGGAATCTCTCTCCGGCGGCGCACTGACCATTACCCGCGCCGCGAGCGGCACCGGCTCTGTTGACACCGACCTGTCGGCAGAAACCGCAGTCAGCGGCGACACGCACGAGCTGTCCTTGCTGGGCATTGAAACCGTCACGGACGACGGCAAAACCGCCCGCAAGGTCAGCATTCAGGCCACCGGTGCAGCAGATACCTACGTTATGCACCAGATCGGAGTTTTCGGTGTCCTGAATGACGGAACTGAAACGCTCCTGTTCCTGATGCAGGACGAGCGCGGCATTGAAGTTCCTGCCGCAAGCACGAACTCCGAGTTTTCGTTTGAAATCGCCGTTTTGCTGGCTGTTTCGGCAGAAGCCAACATGTCCATCGCCGTTGACCCTCAGGTGCAGGCGTTGATGAAGTTGGTCAAGGCCGAGATCGAGAAGCACAACGCCGACGCCAGTGCCCATGCGACTACCATCACGGCAGCGGTCAGCGCAGCCGTGAAGAACCTGTCTGAATCCGGGGAAATCCTGAACGAAGAACAGGTAAAGGCTCTTATCAAGGAACAGGTGGACGGCGGAACAGGCGGCTACTATGGCTCCTACGAACTCACTCTTGCAGCGGACGGGTGGAAGCCCGCCCGCAGCGAGGATGATTACGAAAATGCCGGTGGTATGGATTACTACCAGTGTATCTATGATGCAGAACTGTCGGACAGCACCAGTGAGCTTGTACCCGTTGGCGTTGTATCTCCCGGCAGCTTCTATACTACGACCAAAGCGGGTGTCCTGAACGGGTGCGAAACGCATGATGGTTTCATCAGATTCTTTTCTCAGCGCATCCCGGAAGCAGACATTCAGGCGACCGTAACCCTGTTCGGGAAAGGAGGTGGTTCGGGTGAAACCGGTAGCGTAAGCATCGGTCAGGGCTTGAAGCGTGACGCGAGCGGCGCTATTGCCGTCCGCATTGGCGAAGGCCTTGACTTTGACAGTGCAAACGCGCTGACTGTCCGCAAAGAAACCGTTATGACGAGCGAAGACCTGCTGAACGAGGAAGAAACGCAGCAGGAAATCGTTGATATGCTGAAATAATTTTTAGGAGGACACTATTATGTCTAAGCAGATTTCTACCAAGACCACCATCCGCAACCTGACCGCTGAGATCAAGAAGACTTTCGTCAAGAAGGACGCCTTTACCCCTGTGCAGACCGCAGCCAACGCTGCTATCAAGTCTCTTGGCGTTGACGGCAACACCGTGAACTTCTACACCTCTACCGACAAGAGCGGCACTGCTGCTTTCTCCGTTGACTTCCCCTCTGAGCTGTTCCTCGACCAGACCAAGACCACCTTCGTGGCCAAGTTCAAGTTCGATGCTGCGACCTACCCCGGCGCTACCGACCCCAAGCTGGACGGCAAGCCCGTCATGGTGCTGGCCGTCAAGGGCGAGAATCCTGACTCCTGCACCTACTCTTTCCTGAGCATGGCTGCGCTGGTGGATACCTACAAGGCTAAGGCCGTCGGCAAGGATGCTTCCACCACCGTTACCATCGCTGGCTATGAGGTGGATGTCAAGGTCAATGTTTCCGCTGCTGCGGGCAACGCTCTGACCCTGAAGGACGACGGTCTGTATGTTCCCACCCCTGAGGAAGTGGACATTTCCGGCAAGGCCGATAAGGTCACTGGTGCTACCACCGGCAACCTCGCTGCGCTGGACGGCGAGGGCAACCTGACCGACAGCGGCAAGAAGCCTGCCGACTTTGTGGCC